ATCTTTGCTATCTGTCTGGCATAAACAACATTAGCTTTTAACGCCTCATCGGTACGAGCAAAGCCCTGTGTCGTCGCAAACTTATCTCCCATGTCCAGCACTACAACATCAGGCTTGTATGATTTACACACGCTTTCTACCCATCCCATGTCCTTGCCTGTTACGTCTTTGAGAAAGATGTTGTTTCTTATCTTTCCGTATTTATCCCACGCAAATTTTGGATTTTCTTTGATCTGCATGAGTGTCATACCTGTGCAAGCTTGTAGATATCTCGCCCCTACACGGGGAGAACCCTCCTCATTGCATAGCACCATGCAGTTTGCCCCTTGTGCAGCAAAGCCTTGTGGCGAAGCAATCATACTTGCATGAAAAGATGTCTTGCCCACGTTAGAACGTGCACCTATCTCAATCAAGTGACCTGCATTGACACCCTCAACCTTTCTACATAACGAAGGTATGTTAAACTTCCATCGTGTCTCAAGATCGTTCTGTGCAAGTAGTGTGTCGATAGATATGTCATCCCACTCCACGTGCAGGTCAGGCATGAAGTCATCAGTGTACCTGTCAAGCAACTCACGTAGTGGCTCAAGCGTTGCACGTGTGCCGTTGACATAATCAAAACCAAGATTAGCAACCTCCTCTCCAACTACCTGTTGAAAGAGTTTGGATAGAACTTCCTGTGCCACATCCTTACCCATAGGTGTTTCACGTTTTATTCTATGAAACAAATCACCATACGCTTGCTTCTGCGCTGTGGTCATAGAAGGATTACCCGACATAAACAACGCCTCTATTTCATCCGGCGTAACCGTGCGGCTATACTTTTCTATGGCTACGTCGAGCGCATGTTTGATCTTGCGAATGTCCTTACTAAACAACCTGTCGGGACACCTTGCCCCTCTATGATCATCGTAGAACTCTTTGTCCATCAAGGACCGTATCAGAGCTAGTTCCATATTAAACTCTCCAAGTTTCTAATGTCTGGTTGGCTTCTGTATTTTAAGTCATCAGATAATTTTAGCACACTCACTCTTGAATGTATAGACCTTAACTCCTGCGCTATGGTTAAAGTTTTTGGTAATGCGTCTGGATCAAGGGCAACTATCAGCTTTGTATACTTCTCAAGTGGCTTTCTGTGTGAACTCTGTATAGATGTACCCAACAACGCTACACCTGTGCACCTCGACATGGTTGCTGCTACGACAGCACTGATAGCATCCTCCACAATGACAGCTACCTGTTCAGAGCCGTATGTATACGGCAAACCAGAGTCTCCATATCGCTTCCACTTAGGCAAACGACTAGACAACGAGCGCCCCACTCCATCAACCATAGTTTTTCCTTTGAAGATAGGAAACACTACACGATGTTCCTTCACGTCATACAAAGGGCGAGGGGCCATGTCTTGTAATGACCAGTTACGTAGAAACTTCTGAAGGTCATTATGCTTACAACCCTGCACGATATACTCAGGCTTTTCCCACACTGGCTCCAACTCGTTTTGAATTTTCATTGTATTACGTATGTCATCTGCGCTTAAGTAAGTACGTGTACCTCCATGTACAGTGCAACCTGCCTTGTAACAGTTCCATACAATCATTCCATTCTTGTTGGTAACTGTAAATGTTTTTAACCCATCACAAACAGGACAGTTGCGCCTAACTGTAGCCCCATTTGCAACATCCAGATCGTCTACAAAGTTGCGTATGTCCATACTGTCCTACTTAATGCGCGGCTTCGACATCTATTTCAAAGTAATATGTACCCAAAGTCTCCTCCCATATACAATGCTCCGCAACATATTCTTTGAGAGTACCTCCGCTATTCATATATTCTACTACGTCCTCATCCTCGTCATCTATTGTAAATATATTACATTGAGTAATCGTAACTTCATGCCGCATGACTAACCTCCTACGGTGTTTAACAATTCTTCTGTTGTTACAAAGTGTTTAGCAAAGTCCTGCATGTCATCGTCCCACCATTCGGGTGACGCTCTGCCTCTGTTCCATCTAGCGAAGTACGCCTTCTCCCCTTTGTAGTAGTTGCGATATGCCGTAACAGGATCGCCCTCTACCTTGTACTTGTCGGGCATACACTGAGGAAAGGGCAGTGGTGATTTTACAATAGTTGTTTCGTATGGAACATCGTTAGCAAAAGCTTGAAGTAATCTCTCACTTGCATGATGCTTGCCATAGCGGTATGTGTACTCCTTGCACAGATGCTTAAACAATCTGCTTGTCCAAAAATAGTTGAGGATACCATGCCGCACCCATACAGTAGATGGATGGTTCTTGTGTGCTGACTTGTACATGCCACGCTTATTCGCATAGGCACTATCAATCTCTGTCATGCGCCATGCAGTTGATAGCATCTGTGCCGTCTCAAGTATCATCTTTACCACATGCTTGTCGCAGTGCATCTGTGCAGCAATCGCTGGATCATCATGCAATCTAAACAGGTTCATTCTTTTTCTCCAACAGTTGTATTCTACCGTTCAACCAACGCAAGACCATTTGGTATTCTATATCCTCCTTATCTGGTCTTGTCATTAAGAGTTCTCTTTCATCCTTAAGTGTATACAGGGAATTAATCTCTGCGTTATTTAGCATTATGTATCACCTTTCATGCGGCAAGGGTCTATGCTTTTACCATAACTTTGCCTCTGTGTCAAGGCAGAATTTGCACTTGCATAGGTATGAGTTAGGTAAGGCTTAACACTTTGTGGGTTCACATGTCCTGTCACAGACATGATCTGACCCATTGACACACCAGCATCATTCATCTGCGTAGTACCCGTGCGTCTAAGGTCCATTAGCCATAGTTCAGAAGGCAGACCAGCTTCCATTATTATTTGTCTGCTTAACTTAGATAGACGTTGCTTACTGTACGGGATAAATTCTCCCTTAACAGGAGTTATCATAGGAGCTACGTACTTCTGAAAGCCAAAGTCCTCATGCTGTTGAGCTAGCATGTTAGCTAACTCGTTTGATATGGGGAGACTAACAGCGGCTCGACGCTTTGATTGCTGCAAATCCAGACGCCTTGCGTCGAGGTCTATACTTTCCCATTCCAATACACGCACGTCACCTAATCTTTGCACCCATTCATACGCCATCTGTGCAATGAGTCCTACGTTTCGCCATTTCCATTCGCTGTATGCCGTGTTAAGAAACTGCACAACATGTTCATGTTGCCATACAACCTTACGTTGTATAGGTGCTTTTCTCTTGACATGTGCAAAAGGATTGAATGTGACGTACTCTCTGTCAATTGCGTAGTTATACAATATAGAGGCAGCAGCGCACACATGGTTGGCATACGGTACGCCACTACGTACCCACTTCTCGTATGCACCCTTTGCACGGCGCGTTGTAACATCAGAAATCCTAGCATCCTCAAGTGTTTGTACTACGTTGTTAAGAAAATACTTGTAGTCTTTCTGAGTAGATTTGCGTAGCATAGTAAAGTTACTACTGTTGCAATAATCACGCACTAACAAAGATAATTTACTGCCACTGCGAACATCCAATATTTCTGCTTGACTTTTACGCCACTCATCTATCTTGGCATTGTGTTCACGAGCAGCCACCCTTGCTGCTGACAGATCAGGTCCAAGCTCCACACGCTTAACCACACCAGCAGCTATAAACTTCTGTGGTGGGTTGAACCTGTACGCTTTTGTTCCATCTGCTAGCTCACGTACCTGTGTAAATCTAGGTAGTTTCATACGTCTGCCTTTCAAGCTGATTTCGTATCTCGTGTACGGAAGAACCCGTCATATTCAGGATAGTCTCGCATAAACTTACGTCCGTAATAGGCTCTGTGGTTGTTGTTCAGTTTGAACTCATCCCCACGAGTCTCTATGTCGGTGTGCCACCTTATACGCTCAAAGATTGCATTGACGGAATAGTTCTTACGTCCAGCTTGAATTGCCTGAAACGTGAACCGCTTGAATAAATCGTATACTCGTGGGTTGTCATGGTGAAATTCCTTCCACTTGGCGTGTAGACCGTCACCAAATAGTTTATTAGTCATCTGAATACTCCTTTGGAACTTTGCCCCATCCAACTGTTCTATCCCAATCTCTTTGAGAATATGTATTGCGTTTAGAATAACACGAATTACACTGTTGCTGTAGACCAGATGAGCTAGCCCACGCTAGCGCAGACGCTTCAGATAATAGTTTGTTACAGGTAGCGCATCTCCATTCACCTTCGTTTGTTGCGGGTACGTAGTCCTGTGCTCCAGCTATACCAGTTCCGTTCATTTGTTGAGCACCAGCAGAAGAGTAAGCAATGCTAGTATAGCCACAGCATAACGTGTGAGTAACTGTTCAAGTTTAGTTATCTGAACTGTTTTGTCACGCAAACAGGCATAGTAACTACGGGCGGCTGTTCTTAAATCCTTTTCGATTTCATCACTATTCATTTATGTTTCTCCTATAAGATATAGGCGAAGGCAATGAGGATTAACCCCATTGCCCACGCAAAACCCAACAGAAAATCGTGCATCACTGGCTCTAGCTAGAGCTTAAGCTGCTAGTTCAAGTGCACGAAACTGCGGTGTGCTGATCCACCTGCTTACGTCCTGCTCACGACGGAACATGGACTGTGCCTGTGTATCGTTGCCCGTCTCACGCAGCTTGAACCCGTTGTTATCGTTAGCGTGAGAAGAGTAGTTAGTGAAGGCACTGTACAGTGAGAACAGATTTTGTCCACGCTGTGCAGCTTCCATGTGGTACACAGTCAGCATCTTGTCTGCCTTGCGGTCAGACTTCA